GGATATGCCGAAACATTTGAAAAGGCATTACGGAGTTATTAAAAAAAAGCCCCGTGATGGGGCTTCTTGTTATTTATTTAAATGCTTATCCGCTGCATATAGCGCGTTCTTTGCACCCTGTCGCAGTTGGTTTAAACCTTTTTGAATCTTTGCGTCTGCATAACTCAAAGGAATGAGGGATTCAGGTACAGGCGGCTGTTTTCCCACATTGTGATACATTTGATCAATGTATTGCTTATGGATCATATCAAGCGCTTCGCAAAATTCAGGATTGCTTAAAGCTTCCATTGCTTTCATTTTGAATCCCCTACACTAAAGTTTTCTTCGATTGATTCTAAAACCTTATCCATGCGTTTTTGAGCTTGGTTATTGCTATAAGACCCATCCGAATATCGCTTAGATAATTTCTCATAGTTTTTCTCCAAAACCTCATCGCGAGAAACCCCAATGATTTGACGAATACGGCTCATATAAAACTCAAGATCACCAAGCTCTTCAACCATGTTTTTATGGTCTAATGGCTTTCCGTAAATCGCTGATTTTTTAACAGCATCTAGCAACTCCCCTGCTTCACCTGAAACCCCGACAGCCATATGCAATAGGTCTGCATTGGTTGGGTTTAAATCCCGCATGATTGCGCTTCCGTTTTTAGATAGTGCAGCGGTCATTTCATCGTATTTACTTTCTAGCATTTTAAACCTCTTTAAAAAATCTCTGTCTCAATTCATCATTAACGATATAACAATTGTTAATTCTATCTGCGTGTTTCCAAAGGATGTTATTCACATTGTTATAGGTTCTTCCTGTTAATTGCGCTAATTCCTTAACAGTTATTAGCCTTGATGATATTGATACAATTATATTTCTTGATGTGTTGTTCATTTGCTCGGCAGCAGTCGCCCATTTGCAATTTTCTTTGCAATACCACGAATTACTATCAAGCCTTTCAATCGTTGTGCCTTTCGGTCGAACCCCCATGTCCACGAAGAATTTAGAGAAATCAAACCAATCATCACAAACTCCTATCCCTCTCCCACCGTAATAACGATATGCTTCATTATTTGGGTTTGTGCATCGCTGAATCATCTTGTCCCAAGACCTATAAGTTGGCGTGCCATGCATTCCGTGTTTTGTCATTTTTATTGACTTATCACATCCGCATGATTTTGTATGCCCACGTCTTAATGGTTCTCCAAAAACAATTGACTCATTCCCGCAGTCGCAAAGACACACATATTTGATTCTGTTTCTAGCACCGCGAATACCGCTATCGCGCAGAACAAGCAACTTGTTGAATTTCTTTCCAACCATATCAATCAACTTGGGCATAATCACCTCCATATCATTACAACAATTATATCCCAAGTTAATCATTTTTGATAGTTAATTGTTTCTATCACTTGCCCATTGTTCAATTTTTTGGATTAATTCATTCATTTTCATTTTCCTTAAATGCCACGACATTTTTATCGTGGCGGGTGTCTTTATGGATTAGAACGGTAATTCTTCTAAGTTGTCTACTGGTTTAGATTGCGCCTGTGGTTTAGGTTGTGTCTGTTGTGGCGCTTGTTGCTGCTGATTGTTTTGCGGACTGCCTGCCAAGTTACAAGAATATGAACGCACTTCCATATAGGTTTTGCCGTTATATTCGCGTGTTGATAACTCACCAACCACCTGAACCATTTGCCCTTTCTTCAAATAATCCACAAAGTTTGATTTTGCTTGACCTCCCCAAATTGAAACGCTAAACCAGTTTACCGACTTCTTATCACCGAACCCGACATTTTGAGCCACGCTAAACTTTGCAAGCGCTGTGCCGTTTACGTCTTTTAACTCAACATCACCGCCAAGCTTTCCTAGAATTGTTACTGTGGTCATCTTTATTTCACCTTGCTTGATAATAGTTTGTTTAAATAATCTTGAGCCAAAATAGCTTTATTGATCATTTGCTGTTCTTTCTTTTCACACCGTTGTAGCGATGCGATTGCTACACGTTTGTATTCTTCGATGTGGTCTACAATGTGCCAATCCTCAGGCTCACCGCGCTTGATTAAATGCTCAGGCGTAGACACTAAACAATAAGCCAATTCAGCATTATCCACATTGTATAAATGCATATAACAACGTAACTGCCACTCGTAAAGCTTGGATGCAGTCAAGAACATTGGAAAAGTCTTTTTGCTGTAAGCTGTCTTAATGTCGATTACAAGGCTTTTTTCTTGGTCGAGTATGTCACACTCGCCAGTCATTAAATCGTTGCTGATACGCGCTGTATTCTTCATATAGAACGTATCTTGGTTTAGGTTGTATAGATCAATCGAAATATCTTCGCACACCTTGCCTTTTTCGATTTCAAAAGTGTTTAAGTTTTCGCGCCAATCTAAAATATACTGACTAGCTAATTTTTCAAGATATGTTTTCGCTCCATCGGCAAGCGTATCTTTTTCAGGATACGCCATGATATTGCCGATTGATGATGCACGTAAAAGTATCATGGACATATAACGCCCCCTGCAATTTCAACTTCATCCAGCCTTTTACTTAACTCATAAACAAAATTAAGAGCATCATGATCTAAGGTGAAATCATTTTCCTTCAATAAATCCAAGTAACTTTTTAGGGCTTGGGCGTGTATTTTCGCCATATTTAAACTGTGTAATACAGTAAGCGAATTATCCATTTTGCACCTCTCGACCAACACGCATAAGTTGTTCATTTGTTAAATCGCGCGCATTGAATAACTTTTCAAGCGTATAAGTTTTTGCATTAATCGCCTGGATGCCTTTTGTTAGTTCTTCGTCACTAATTGGCTTTTTAGCAGACTCAACTTTCGCATTGGTTGCAAAGCCGTTATTGTCATCATCCGCAGTTGTTGCAATGTTTAGAATACCGCATAGTGTGTAGCGTTTGCCGTAGCTGATTGCACCCCCGATTGCCTGCATTGGATTCATGCCTTTCGTTACAGCTTCGGTCGGAAGTGTTAAAGCGTTTTCGATCATGTGGCCGCCTTTGTGTCGCAGTTGGCAGGTTACAGTCACGAAGCCTTTTTCTAGTTGCTCGTTATTGAACGACACACTAAAACCATGCTCAGAGAGAATCGGGCGAACAATGTTTACAATATCCTCAAGTGGTGTATAGGTTGTGCTGTACGATTTCTTTGTGTGAGAAATCACAGGGATTTTTCGGCTCATTACTGAAAAGTCGTTATTAAAATCAATAATGGCTTGCTGCGCCATGACTTCTTTTTGCATCGCAAGCATGTCTTTTAACACCGACATATCCATGTTGGGCGTGGTTAGCGCCTGTTGCATCAACTGCAAAAAACCGTTGTCTTGTGTTGTTGCTAACTCGTTCATATTAAGCCGCCTTTAATAACTGCTGATATTCTTCTGCGTTAATTTTTCCAACTTGAAATAGCGTTTCAATCACAATCACCAAGTCATCTTTCGAGAAAATCTTACTGCTTTTCTTGACATGGTCTAACCAGTCTTTTGTTTGATTATCCATTTTCCACACCTCGCTTAAAGTAAGATCACTTTAGCACATTGAAAGATAAAATCAACACTATAATTAAGATAATTTACTGCGATTGCATATATTTTGTATTGTGCTATATTAAATCAAAATAACGGAGTTTCTTAAATGATGACGCTTGAACAAGTAAAAGAGAAGTTGCAAGACCGCAACATTGCTGAGGTATCGCGCCGATGCAATCTGCAATACCAAACGGTTTTTAATATTGCCACTGGGCGCAATAAAAACCCAAGTTATAACACCGTGGTTAAGTTGGTTGAGTATTTTAAGGGGGGTTGAAATGAGTAAATACGACTGAGCGTCTAGCAGTAGGAATCCCTGTCCTTTAGGTCGGGGAGGATGTCAATGTTTGTTGTTTTTCTTGGTTTGCGTGCTTTTGTAAATTGCATGTATCAGGTGTATCAGGCTAAAAAAGATCGGGAGTTTTAAAAAATGAAAAATATTATTAGTGATTCAATATGGGCGCACATGCTTATGTTTTGGTTTTACATTATTTTAGCGTTATTACTTTACTTGACTGGCGCTATTAGTCCAGTAGTGTTTGTTGGCGTTGGTTCTGTTTATGTTTTACTTATCATTCACTCCGCAATGCGTATTGCCGACTTTGAAATGAGTGAGTTAGGCAAAGTGGTCAATAAGGCTGAAAACGGCGCTTACAAAGAAATCCATATTACTTGGTATAAATGAAGAAATCAAAGCGGGGCGTAGACTATGAAAAAATTAGAATTTGATCTAATCCAGTGGCATGAAGCTTACAAGAAAACTCCAAAAGGGTTCACTAGCTTGCAAATGCGGAACTTGAAAAAAGATTGTTTCAAGGGTGATGCGTTTAATACAGCGTTTCCATTAGCTCTGATTGAAATGCCACAGCGTTGGATTTTGGATGGTGTTGTTGAAATTGAGGATGGTAGCGAATACGAATTTAGCTGGCGACCTGACGGTATTTTGACGTTTACCGACTTGATCAAAAAGAGTGGTCACGCTTGGTCTGAGAAGATGCAAGAAGCTGCTAGCGCTGAATATGCGGTGGCGATTCGATGTGTGGCGCGGGTTTTATGATCCGCTGTCACCGATGCGGGAAATTAAAAGAGCCGAGCCAGTTTAGAAAATTAAAACCAGTGTGGTGTACTTGGTGCATTAATTGCGAAAATACACCGATTGGGGTTATTGCAAAGTAGTTTTTTAATATTTAAGGGAAAATAGAAGTGAAAATTTTAAGTTTATTTAACGGCATTAGCGGATTGCATTTAGCTTGTGACAAAGCAGGGATTGATGTTGATGTTTGCTACTATTCTGAAATTGATAAGTTCGCAAACAAAGTCACCGAGCATCATTATCCAAGTGATATTGCCTTGGGTGATGTAACCAAATGGCGTGAATGGGATATAGACTGGGCTTCTATTGATTTGGTTGGTGCAGGGTTTCCGTGTCAAGCTTGGTCTGTTGCGGGACAGCAACTAGGCGACAAAGACGAGCGTGGTATGTTGTTCTGGACTACGTTAGAAATTATAAAGCATGTTTTGTATTTCAATCCAAAAGCTAAATTCTTGATGGAAAATGTCAAGATGAAAAAAGACTTCGAGCAATACATTACACATCACACTGAGCAAGCTTTAGGTCATGTTGAGAAAACCTTGATTAATTCTGCATTGGTATCAGCTCAAAACAGACAGCGTTATTACTGGACTAATTTTGAAGTGGCGCAGCCTGAAGATAAAGGGATTTTGCTTAAAGATATTATTGAGCACCCTATGGATGAAAAATACAACCTGTCAGATGATGCAATATCTAGGTTTAAGCCATGTCAAAAAACAAACAGCGGTCAAGTAGGAACAACTGCGCGTGATGGTTCGATAGGACAGCGAGACCGTGTTTATGACGCCAATGGGAAAATGGTTACACTGACAGCAACAATCTACAAACAACCTCCGCAGTATGCCATTCGTGGCGGTGCGATTCGTGGTCGCTATTTAGTTGATGGAGAGCGCCAAGACCACAAGATGAAAACAGCAGGGCTTACAGAACAACGACTTGAAGTTCGCAAGGATGAAAAAACGAATACACCAACCACTGTGCAAAAAGATAATGTGGTTGTGTTTAAGCCTTGCGAACGAATCAAAGAAGGCAATGAGGGGCATATTGCAACAGCAACAGATATAAAAGGGATGGATTGTATTAAGCGTGTTTATGGTACAGATGGTAAAGCGCCAACATTGACGACTATGGGTGGTGGTCACCGTGAGCCTAAAATATATGCCGAGCAACTAAAATACCGAAAACTAACCCCGTTAGAGTGCGAAAGATTGCAAACACTGCCTGAGATAAAGAAAAGTGTTATAATTGAGTTCTCAGAAAAACACGGAAAAATAGAATGGTTGTTAGAGCATCAAAGAACAAATGTGAGTGTGGGAGCGAAATATCGCAAGTTGCAAAGCAGTGCCTTGAGTGCAGAAGAAAGAGAGTTAAATCAGTGTGCAAGTGCTGCAATGAGTTGTTTGAGCATAAGCCAAGCAGACCAAGAGATGCCTGTTCAAAAGAATGTGCATATAATCTTAGGGGAAGGTCAACTTCAGCTAAATTATCAAGGGGATCAAGTCTTACATGTAAACATTGTGGAACTGTTAAAAAAACAAGTCCATCCCGCATTAGAGGAGAATATTGCTCAAGAGATTGCTGGTATAAATTTAATTCTGGAGAAAATTCTGCTCAATGGAAAGGAGGAGTCACAAGCGAAAGTAAAGAATTCTACGCATCAAAACGATGGAAAGAAAAATGTAGAGAAATATGGAAAAGAGATAACGCATCATGCCAGAGATGTGGGATTAAATGTAGAACTGGATCAGACGGACATGTTCATCACATCGGCTCATGGACAAAATTTAAAAACCTTAGACTTGAATCTTCAAACCTTGTTTTACTCTGTATCGAGTGTCATAGATTTGTTCACTCTAGAAAAAATACAGAAAGGGACTTTATTAAAAATAAGCATTGAATACTCATGCGGATTCACTTCAATGCTATCTAATACACAGAGATATAAGTCTATCGGTAACGGCTGGACGATCGATGTCATAGCTCACGTTTTAAAGCATATTTAAATAAAAACGCCCTCAATTAGAGGGCTTTTTCATATCTAGTCTATGTCGTCCTCGGATCGGGCAAGGATATATTTCACTCCTAGTTTCTCGACCGCCTTTTGCCATTTCTTTTGCGGCTCAGATTGTCGCCCTGTTGCTGTTTTTACTTCAACCGCTACAAACACCGCCAATGTCTGCCCAACCATCTCAGGCGTGATTACAGTCGGTTTTACCGCCATTAAATCGGACGATCCTTTTACACCTATCGGGATGGTGCGAGTTCCGTCCATTGTCTTAAATAACCCGACCTGATTACGCCAACACAGGCAACCTTTTTTGGACATTTTTATCATTATCTTATTCATAATGTTTGTTTCAGGATTTCGCATTTAACCAACCTTTTTCTGTCTTGATAACCATATATTCCTAGCCCAGCCGTCGCCTTTATAACCACGGCTGCGCCCTAGTTCTAATAAATCCTGCAATGTTTGACATTGCCCTTGCTCTCTCTTTTTCTGTTTTTTCTCCTCGTCTTGTTTTCGTTTTATTTCCGCCTTATCTTGCTCTGTCAATTCAACAAGCTCTCCCGATACTTCTTCGATTGATCTTTGTTGTATTGGGTAAACAAAACCGCATATCGGGCACATTGGCGCAGGCTCATGAATGTGAAAACACTGCTGGCATGTTTTGATATTTACGTCTTTTTCATCGGATTCTCTTTTCTTTTTATCATTGCCTTCGAGTGACCATTCACGATCCGCACACGGTAGGGAGTGCCTTAAAACATTTCCTGAATGGTCTAAAATTATCGCGGTCTTGTTTGGTTTTTTTCGCAAAACCCGCCCCCACCTTTGCATAACAACAACTAGAGACTTTGATGGTGCTAAGTCTATACAGACATCGAGTGTCACGCCTTGCCTTTGCGTTAAACTTTCAAGATCAGTCCCCTCGCTGATTAATGCTTGATTGCATATTATTTTGATCACACCGTCCGCATAATCAGTAAATACTTTTTTTCGTTCTGCGTCGGACATCGTTCCATCAACATGCGCAGCGGGTATTCCATTTTCTATGAATTGCTGTGTTACGTGCTTGCTGTGGCTGATCGATGTGCAGTAGCAAACGCCCGACATGCCGTTACATAGTTTTTTATAGTGCGCGATTGCGTCACCTGTCACACTTGGTTTATCAATTAATTCCTCAAGCTCTTTTTCATCATATTCGCCATTTCGCTTTGTTTTTACCGCTGAAATATCCCATTGCTTGGCGGTTGTATAAACCTTATATGGCGCTAGGTATCCTTGCTCTATAAGCCATGACATTTTAGCGCCCAAGATTAGGTCATCGTTATATCCGCCACTATCAACCCCAAGGCCTACGCCATCGCTTCGTTGTGGTGTAGCCGTCAATCCAAGCCCAAGCGCATTCGGGTATGCTTCAAAAATTGAACCCCACTGGTTACCTTTTTTTAAATGGTGTTGCTCGTCAATAATAATCAATCTTGGATTTATTGATAATTTACCGACACGGCTCGCCAGTGTTTGAACGCTGCCAACGTGTAGCTTTGAGTCTTTGTTATAAAAAACTCGACCGAAGTTTTTGAATTGATCCGCTTTGATGTTTGTTGCTGTGGATTTTGCCGTGATTAAGTTATGCTCAAGACCAAAATTACAAAGTGTTAGTGATAGTTGCGCAATCAATTCCTGTCTGTGCGCAATAATTAGTGTCTCATTTCCTTTTTTCGCTGCATTCTCGGCAATAAACCCCAAAACACAAGCCTTTCCACCACCTGTCGGCATGACAATCAACGGGTGTTTTTTCTTGTTTTTATAGGATTCTCTTAGTTTGTCGATAACTTCCTGCTGATATGGTCTAGGTGTAATCATCTTATGCGCACCACTAAAACTTCATTTTCAATCTGTCTTGTCACATATGACCTGTCCTTATATCGTCTGATTGCATCCCGCACTTCTGTTCTTGTTGCGTCGGCAATCATGATTGATTCGTTTACATTTAATTCGCCTAAATTTAAAAATTTAGTTGGTTTTGCGCCTCGCATATCACACCTTTTAAATAAATCTTTATCGCATTATATAATGCGCTTTTTTTGATGTCAATTTATGCTATGATTGGATTTTTAATGTGAGAGCAAATACATGATTAAAGCAATCGAAATGAAATACAATGGCTATAGTTTCAGAAGCAAAATCATATAAATTTTGATATTAAAAAACCGCCTGTGCAGGGCGGTTTGTGTATTGAGCAAATACGAGGTTATTTTACACAATGTTAGAAGAATTAGAAACACAATTCTCATTCACGAATAGCAATGAAATACCGATAATTCAAAGCATGGGGATTTCAAGCAATCAACTTTGCTTGTTTGATGGTCACACCTTGAATGGCAGTGACGGCACAACTATTGATATTTCTAATCGTATTGCGATTGCTATGTTCAATAGCTTTGGTGAAAAAACATCATTTGGATTCTTTGGTGCTGATAAACGACCAGAGTTTTACCCATCTTATGACATCAACGATATTGCTATTCACTTAACTAGCACAAGTGAAAAAATATATCTGACAAACAACCTTTCGTATTTTATTGCAATGCAGGACGCTGATATTCAGTGTGCCTACCATCCGTCATTAAGCAAGACAACAGCACTACAAGAAGTAAAAAAGCCAATTGTTCAAGCTATACCAACACTTAAATTTATTGGTTTTAATGATATTTGTGTTATCGGTCACTTATCGCAAAAAGAAGAAATTACAAACATACTTAAAAACAAGGGTGTATCACTTCAATGCACGATTGATTTTTTATCGCCTGAGTTGCTGACATTAGAAAACATTGAAATATTAAATCAATCTGTTTCTGTTGAGCTTCAAAACTCAATCGACCTTGAAAAAACAGATTACAACCTGAGCGAGCTTAAATTTGTAGAGGGTAAAATTGACTTATCTTTGCCGTGCAGTCGATATGATTATGCTTGCAAGGTTTTAACCTATGCTATGCAGCAAGAAAAAGCAGTCCCAGCATTTAATTCAATCAAGCATATTTATAACGCTGTAAATGATCAAAGTCGAATTAGTGGAAAAACTTTAAACGATATTTTTAATCGCGTGCAGCGCATTGTTGATAATCGCAAAAAAGTAGCGCTACAGGCGGTTAAGGTTGATTCATGGGGCAATCACAAGGTGACTGTTGTTGATTCGCTAGAATCCGCAGCAATTGACCATAAAATTAATATTATTACCGCGCCCACCGCATCAGGTAAAACAAAACACACAATTAAGCCATTCTCAGATAAAGCAAAATCTGAAAATAAAAAATTTATGGCAGTTGCTCCATTGGTTAGCTTGATTAGTGAGCTTTCCTTAAAGCTGGACATTGGTGTGTATTCTGATGTGAAGCATGAAAATGACACACTAAGCACTGATTCTTTAGCGGTGTGCTTGCCGTCAATCAAGTCTTTTAGATTGAGATCATTTGTTGGCGGCGTTTCATATCTTGCTGTTGATGAAATCAGCCAAAACCTCAGATTTACAGCATCAAAAGAATGCAAGGTGAAAGGCGCAGATTCGGAAGCAATCTATTTTGAGTTGAAAAAACTGGTGAGCGAGTGCGAGCAGATCGTTGTTGCCGATGCTTCGATTGACAACAAAACGCTTCGATTTTTTGAGGGTGCTTTGCCCAACACTAAGTTTAATATTATTCAGCAGAAGCCTAAAGACACTGGGCGTCAATGTTTTATTTATCAAGAAATGGGTGATCTAATCTATAAGGTTTTATCAGAAGTGACGATTAATAGCGGTAATGTGTGGCTTGCGATTGAATCCGCTGATAGGTCTGCCAATGTTGGCGCATACTTCGAGCAGCAAGGCTTGAATGTACTTGTGATTAACTCAAAGAATAAGGGCAATAAGGCGCAAAAGCAGTTTTTAAGCAACCCTGAGAAATACTCAAAAGATTATCAGATTGTTATTGCATCGCCTGTTATTTCGTCTGGAATCAGTATTGAGCATCACGACAGTCCACACTTTACGCTTATTGCGGGTATTGCGAGTGGGCACCGTATATGTCCAACGGATTTCATGCAGATGTTGGCGCGTGTGCGATATATACCCGACTATCATGTCTGCTTGCTTGGCAATAATGAGCGAGATAATAAAATCACAGAAAAGTCATTTCTCTCAGGCTATCGACTATCAGCACAGCTTGAGGGCGGGAATCTTGTGCAGAATGAATATTCTGAGTTCAAAGCTATCTGTGAAGCTGAATCTATAAAATACCGTGCTGACTTCGCTAATGGGTTTTACTGGGTGATGCAACACTTCATGTTTAATGTCTCTCACGTTTTGGACAGCAATGCTTATGATTTTATGAAACAAGAAATCAAAGAGATTGCGCAGGTTAGAAATGCAGAAGAATTGAATTTTTTAATGACAGCAGAACCAATCACGAAAGAGGAAGCGGAACGGCTAGAGATTGCAGACAAGACAGAAATTGAATCGCTACAGCTACAGGCTTATATTTCGCGCAAATTGCTCGGCTATCCGTGGGATCATCAGCTAAGCGAGATTGATGTCGAGATGGCGCAGAACGTGCGCAGGATCGTTAGATTTTCACGATATAAGGGTTTAAAGCCTAAAAAGGATGATGTAGATAAAAACATCGCTCTAAGGGCGTATGACAGCGCTCAGATTAAAGCCTATCGAATGGTGTTTGGTGACATAGACATTAGCGAGCTTCGCATAAATGAGGACATTGCAAGCGAGATTATAAAACGTGTCGTGGACAATCGATTCTTGCTTGCGGGGCTTCGACTTGTGCCGCAAAAATATGGTCGATGGGATGAAGTGAAATCAACTTTAGAATTGAAGCCGTATCCAATAACCAAGAAACCTACTCGCGCACTAAATGAAATTTTTGAAATGATGGGCTTAACCACAGCAAGAAGAACAACGACTGGCGGTTCTAAGTTTCTTCAAATTACACCTGAAAGTTGGCAGAGAATGAAGCACTATTCTGATCTTCAACACGACAGTTTCGTATAATATTATATAGAGAATTACCCCAAACTGTCGTGTTTTGTAACTGAATTGTAAACGCAAAAAAACAGCTATATGCAGCACATTTAAAGCATCATAATAGTGGCTAAATATCGCAATAAACGGATAAAGAAATGACTAATTTTAAAGTAGGACAATTGGCAAGAAGCAGGGTGGAGGGAAAGGTGATTCAAATTAGGAGAATTAAATTTAAAGATGGCGAGTGGATGCTAGGTGTTGGGAGAATTGCATTCACTTGGGTTTTTGCTAAGGATTACGAGAAGTATTGAATCCTGACTGATCATCATATATATTAATCAGATCACAACTCGCTTACGCCCCGACCACCTCCATGATCGGGGTTTTTTTACATCAGTAAAATGAATATACATATTAGAAAAATGATTTGATTGTTTTTATAAAAATTATTATATTTGTTCTATCGAAACAAATGAGAAGAAAATGGCAGAGTTTAAGAAGTATCGGAAGTACGATACGCCAAACGGGTGGTGTTACGACATGAGCTATGCAGATGTCATGCAGTTAAGATCGGCTTATGCGAAAGGCATTAAAACAGACAAGACACTGGAAGCGTGCAGAATCTATATGGATTGGCGTAAAGTTAAACAAAATTTAAAAGGCGAGAAGTGATGAAAGAATATTTAGAAAAACAGGCGGACGGAAGTTACAAGCTTGTGATGCGTGGCATTGTTGGGAAAGATAGAGAGATTGAAGTTCCAGATGGTGCGGAAATAGCAATAAAATTTAAAAATGACAGTAGTGGGTACGGTGTTATTTTTTATAAAAATAATGGCGGATCTGTATTTAGTGAGAAAAGAAAAAATTGGGAAAATGGTTCAAACTGGACTATGAGTGAATTATTGGATGAGAACCATTTTGATGGTGATATAGATTTATCTCACCGCATTCTATGGCAACGCCACGTACAACCCGAAGAATTGCCGTTTATTGATGATGGGATAACAGATTGTCGGGAAGCAATTCAAGAAATCTATAAGCCAACTGATTTTGGCGCGTCATCTTTAAACGACCAATACGCAGAGATCGAACAAGTGCGGAAACACCGTCATTACTTCAAAGACGTGTCAAACATCGCCGAGATTGATGTATACACCGTTTTTAAAGCTGTTTGATGTAACAGACCCATGCTTACAGCACATCGTTAAAAAAGCCTTATGTGCGGGCAAACGTGGCCATAAGGACATGATAGAGGATTTGCAAAATATTGTTGATACAGCAATCCGCGCTGTTGAATTAAACTCATAGGTGCGGGCATGAACAAACCAAACCCCACTCTAATCCGTCAATGCATGGTCGAGTATGCAAACCAGTTAGGCAGACCGCATTTTGAAGTATGTGTTGTAAAGCGTGTTGCGAGGTCTTTTGCTACTGGTTTGGATGATGTTTTTAAACCAGTGATCGAGAAGATGCTTAACGATAAAAACAAGCGCAATGCATCAAACCGTAGACGTGAATTGTTGAATGAGTTTTGTGAAGATCATTCATACATGAAGTTAGCGGTGTTATCTGAAATGTCAGCGCCGACTATGAAAAAATACTCATTGGTCAGTTGGATTGCAGTGATGACCAATGGGCTAAAATATTAAACGCTTTCGAGTTGATGACATGAAAGAACTAGAAGTGTGGTGCATGTTCGGATATGGCAGAAAATTGGCATTGTGCGAAAAGATTGGGTGCAGCCGTCAGAACTTAGAGCAGTTGATTAAGTCTAGCGAGAACAAACGCAGCTACAAAACCCAAATGAGCCAAGTCGAGCAAGATGAAATGTTTAGCATTGATAAAGCAAAACGAAATATGATCCGCGCTGCTGAGCATATAGCGCATGATGATTTAAGTGTTCAGAAGAAAGCACATTTTGAGTTGGCACGCTGGGCAGACATTTACGCAGATTTAAATAAGGTGATGAAATGAAAATTGAATTAGTACGTTTTGAAGATGGATTGGCAGACTTCGAGATTGGCGATTTAACCGCACGCTGTAACGTGTCTGACTGGGATTTAAACGAGTTTTTAAATGGTCAATTAATCATTAAACCTTACGCATGGTTCGATATGAATGACGATGAAGTGGCAAAGTCAGACGGGTTCGGACGTAAAGAATTATTCGAGCTGAACAATGAGTTTGAGCGTGGTTTAAAGTGACAAAACCAAAAGACGCAACGCACTACGATTTCAAGAAGTCGTGTTTTTATAAGATTAATGAAAAGTTTTATAAGTACAACAGCTTCGGGTGGTGCGAAGTTAAAGAAGTTAATTTGAAAAATTGTATTGAGGTTTAAAAAAATGATCGAACTAAAAAACACGGTAAACGAAGCGAAAATTAAACTAGGCTTGAGCAATTCTGAGTTATCTAAATTGATCGGGCATTCACGGAACTACATTAGCGAAACTTTGCGGATCGGCGCGAGCACTGAGAAGCAATCGGAAATTGTCAGCAAGATTAAAGAAGCCGTAGCGGTTGAGTTGGTTGGTCGTGGAGTTGGTGTGTCATGCGATGACGAGCAAAAACAAAATGTCCGTATGTTGAATATGGAGGTTGAGCAGTTGAAGCAGGCTAAAAAACTAACAGACAATGACCTTGCAATCGCGAACCGTGACAAAAACTTCATGAAGAAAAAATTGCAAGATAAAAACGCAGTCATTAATTGGCTTGTGGCATCAAATGTATTTTTTATTCTGTTTTTAGTGGCTAAGTGCGCGGGGTGGGTGTGATGATGGCAGGCGGCGATCTTTACTTTTATATTGTCTGGTTTACTTTTTGGTTCTTCCTTGGGTATTTTATTGGTAAGATTAGGTAATGGCATAAGAAATCGAGGTAAATATGGAACTAGGATTTGTATTGCTCGGCATACTTCTTTTATGGCAATGGAAGTTTTAGAAATAGGCTCGCTAAAGGTGGGCTTTTTTATTGGTTGGTGGTTTGTGGTATATTTATGATTTAAGGAGGGGTTTATGGCTAGTGTAGGAAAACCCAGGGCAATCGAAAGCCCTGAAGATTTTGAATTACTAACTAAAGAATATATTGAATGGGTTAAAAATAACCCTGTTCATAAGACAATTACGGCTGCATTTCAGGGTGAAATTTCGTATTTAAAAGTTCCACACTCCAGACCAATGACTCAACATGGATGGGCTGCGCATCTTGAGATTGGGCTTTCAACATTAAAAGACTACTCAAAAAGAGAAGAATATTCGGCTATCTTTGGTAAATATCAGAATATTATGAGTTCTTGGAATATTGATGGAGCAACTTGTGGCGATTTAAACGGCAATATTATTGCTAGGATCGAGGGCTTGGCAGACAAGCAACAAGTGGAGCATTCAGGCTCAATTTCTGACATGACCGAGGATGAAATTGATAAGCGTATTGCTGAATTGACTAAGGTTAAAGATGACTAAGCAAGAAAAGTTAGAATTTCTAACATTGCTTGAGGAAAAGGCAAGGCGTGAGGATGTTTACCGATACAAGAAATTCGGTAACAAGCTTTATCCATTCCAAAGAAAGCTCATTGCTTCAACTTCTGACTATTCTCAGGTCTGCTTAATGGCTGCCAACCGTGTTGGTAAGACCATGACAGGAACTTACATTGATGCCATTCATGCACTAGGTGACTATCCTGATTGGTGGGATGGACATAGATTTGAACATGCTCCATTAATTTGGCTGCTTGGCTACTCAGGCGAAAAGACACGAGACTTGCTGCAAGCGCCTATATTTGGTCGCAGAAGTGAGGATGGTTGGGTTGGTGGATTAATACCGCCTGATCGAATTGTCGGGCATGAGGCAATGTCTGGAACACCAAACGCAATGCGTTCGTTATATGTTAAGCATTCTAGCGGTGGATTATCAAAGGTTCAGTTTTGGAGCTACTCACAAGGTCAGCATGCAATCATGGGTGACTCTGTAGATTGGTTCCACATTGACGAAGAGCCAAAAGATCAAACGATTTACCCGCAGGTATTGACGCGAACCGCAACAGGCGACAAAGGCAATGGTGGTAGAGGAATCCTAACATTCACACCTGAGAACGGACGCACGGAAATGGTGATTGGCTTTATGGATAATCCATCACAAGGCCAGTTAATGATTAATGCGGGTTGGGACGATGCACCACACTTAACACAACAAGTTAAAGAAACATTGCTTGAGTCATTCCCGCAACATCAAAGAGATATGCGGACAAAAGGTATTCCGATGTTGGGTCATGGTCGAATTTATGACTTAGCAGAAGAGTATGTTGTTTGTGATCCATTTGAAATACCAGATCACTTCATGGTGATCAATGGCATGGACTTTGGATGGGATCACCCGCAATCACAAGTTCAACTGGCTATTGATATGGACAGCGGTTCAATCTATGTCACTAATTCTTGGAAGCAATCAAGAGTAAGCCCTAATGAAGCTTGGGGGGCTGTTCAATCATGGTTAAGATGTGTTCCAACTGCTTGGCCTATGGATGGATTGCAGACTGAAAAGGGTTCTGGAAAACAACAAAAAGCTTATTATGCCGAAGCTGGGTTTGATATGTTGAGTGTTCACGCGACTTGGCCTGATGGCTCTAATGGCGTTGAAGCAGGCTTGTTTGAAATACTCGATTTAATGCGGAAAGGGAAGTTTAAGATATTCCGTGGAAACCGTGATCTAATTAATGAGTTTCTGCAATATCACCGTGATGATAAAGGCAAAATTGTTAAGACTGGCGATGACTTGCTTGATGCTATGCGCTATGCATACATGATGAGACGATTTGCTGTGCGAAAAGGATTAATCGAGCAGTCAAAAACTGTTAAAGTAGCACCATTAGCCAATTTAAATAGATGGTAGATATGAAAAAAGAAGAGCGTTTAAATGCTATACATGAATCCGCATTGAGTGATTTTGACAAGATTCAAACATCATTACGCTTTGAACGTCAGCAATGTTTAGAGGATCGTAGATTCTACTCTATTGCTGGCGCGCAATGGGAGGGGCGATTAGGTGAGCAATTCACAAACAAGCCGAAGTTTGAGGTGAATAAGGTTCACTTGTCTGTTATCCGCATTATCAATGAATACCGCAACAACCGTATTAGCGTGTCGTTTGTCACTAAAGATGGCAAAGATGCGGATAGCACTGCTGAGACATGTGCGGATTTATTCCGCTCCGATGAGCAGGACTCTACAGCAGAGGAAGCATATGACAATGCATTCGAGGAAGCTGTAGGCGGTGGATTTGGTGCATTCCGTTTACGCTCAAAGTACGAAGATGAAGAAGATGATGAAAACGAGTATCAGCGTATTTGTATTGAGCCAATTTATGACGCTGATTCATGCGTGTTCTTTGATTTAAATGCCAAGCGACAAGATAAATCAGACGCTAACTTTGCATTCGTTTTAAGCGCCATGACTTATGATGCGTTTGAAGATGAGTGGGGTGTTGATGTATCAACTATAAATCGCACCGTACACAAGAATGAATTTGACTGGACTACAGCTGATCTTGTTTATATCGCTGAATATTACAAAGTTGAGTATAAGCGCGAAACCATACAGGTCTATCGTGACCTAATGGGCGATGAAGAACGAGTTAAGGCTGATGAAGAAGAAAAGATTGCATCACTTATTGCTAGTGGCTATGAATTAGCACGTGAAAAAAGAGTTAAGTGTAAGCGTGTGCGTAAATACATTTTGTCAGGTGATCGAGTTCTCGATGATTGCGGATATATCGCAGGGAAGAACATTCCAATCGTTCCTGTCTACGGCAAGCGCTGGTTCATTGATGGTATTGAGCGCTGTATGGGTCATGTTCGACTATGCAAAGATGCCCAGCGATTAAAGAATATGCAGTTATCCAAGCTTGGCGAAATCAGCGCATTATCATCCGTTCAAAAGCCAATTTTAACGCCTGAGCAGATTGTCGGCCACGAACAAATGTGGGCAGAGGATAATATCAAAGATTATCCATTCCTATTAATTAACAGCATGAAAGACCAAGCAGGAAATACTCAAGCTGTTGGCCCTGCTGCATACACTCAACCGCCACAAATACCGCAAGCACTTGCTGCTTTACTACAAACTACTGAACAAGACATGCAAGACATTCTAGGAAATCAGGGTGGTGGCGAGCAGATTCAGTCAAACCTGTCAGGTCGAGCTGTAGAGTTAATTCAAAACCGATTAGACATGCAATCTTTCATCTACATTAGCAATATGGCGAAAGCAATGAAGCGTTGTGGCGAAATTTGGCTTGGAATGGCTACTGATATTTACGTAGAAGAAGAACGCACATTAAAGACCGTTGGCGAGCAAGGGGAGATTTCATCCACGGAACTTGTCAAGCCGATCATGCTTGAGGGTGATGTGCTTGCTTATGAAAATGATTTAAGCAAGGCGAAGTTTGATGTTGCCGTTGATGTTGGTCCAACAAGTTCAAGTAAACGCGCTTCAACAGTTCGATCTTTGTCTGACATGCTTCCATTGGTTAGCGATCCTGAAACAGCAGCAGTATTGCAAGGCATGATCATGATGAACATGGAAGGCGATGGTATTATGGAAGTTCGTGACTATTTCCGTCAAAAACTTATTCGCCTTGGTGCTGTCAAACCTACAGAGGAAGAACAACAGAAGATTGCAGAAGAAGAAGCTATTCGCGCTCAACAACCGCCAAGCGCTCAAGATCAATATTTGAAATCAGAAGCATTGAAATCTCAGGCTCAAGCAGAGAAAGCCGTGGCTGATACGGGCTTGACTAAAGCTAAAACTATTGAAACAATATCAAAAGTTGAGATAGATCAGCAGAAACAAGCGATTGAATCTGCTAAAATGATTTCACAAGAGGTGTCCGCTCCGCCTAGTCAAGTGAGTGAGTATTAAGGAAGTGTAACAATGTCAATTGAAGAACAGGCAGATGACCAGTTTAACGATGACGATCTGATTGAGGATCAGGAAACTGATCTTCAAGATGAATCAGAATTAGATGATGAATCAGAAGATGCTGAGACGGCACCTAATGAAGAATCAGAAGATGATGAGCTTATCGTTACTTTTGGTGAGGATTCGCCCCCTCAAGAAGATGAAGATGACTTTAATGGTCAACCTGCGCCACAATGGGTAAAAGATTTACGAAAGAAAAACCGTGAATTAGAGAAGCAATTAAAAGCTACTCAACCTGTTGCAAAAGAAACCAAAGAAGATTTGGTTTTGGGTGCTAAACCAAAGCTAGAAGAATATGCATACGATGAAGATCAATATGCAGAAGCTTTAGACATTTGGTATGACCGTAAAACCCAAGTTGAAAAACGCAAAGCTGAGGTTGATGCAGAACAGCAAAAAGCTCAAGAGCAGATTCAAGCGGTTGTTAATTCTTACAACGAGAAGAAACAGCAGTTGAAAGTTCGAGACTTTGAAAGTGCTGAAACTGAATTAGCCGACAAGCTGAGCATTCAACAGCAAGGTCTAATTTTGGAAGGTGCAGACAATCCAGCGTTACTGGTTTACGCACTAGGAAAAAATAAAGCTCGTCTTGACGAATTGGCAAAAATTACAAATCCTGCAAAATTTGCATTTGCAGTTGCTAAGTTGGAAACACAAATGAAACAAAGTACTCGCAAGGCAGCGGTCGCACCAGAAAAAACCGTCACAGGTGGCGCGTCAACTTCTGGAACGACTGACACCACACTTGACCGTTTGCGCAAAGAAGCTGAGAAAACAGGCGACTATTCAAAAGTTGTTCAGCATAAGCGCAAGCAAAAACAGAAATAATTGGAGCTTTAAAATATGGCTAATGCTTTTAATAAAGAAGAAATCGTTGCTTGGGAACAACTCTGCGAAGGGTTTGAAGATTCCGAAGTAATGGCGAAAAACGTGTCGAAATACACGATCAATGGCACTGATGCAGCGCGTACAAATGATACAATTTGGCGACCTGTTCCGTACATTGCAACGTCTTATGACGGCATGGATCAAACATCGAACTTCGCTAATAAAACTCAGCTTGCTGTTCCTGCAACCATCGGCTTTAAAAAATCAAGCCCATTCTTGCTTGATGCATCTGAATTACGTGATGCGTTGCAACAAAATCGTTTAGGTGAGGCAGCTCGTCAAAAACTTGGATCAGACATCAACACAGCAGTAGCGCGCACAGCAGCAATGCAAGGTACAGTTGTTGTTACTAAAACTGGCGCTGCTTCTGGTTATGATGACATTGCTTTAGCTGATGCTGCATTAACTGAGCAAGGCGTAAGCATTGAAGATCGTAAATTTATCTTATCTGCGCGTGACTATAACGGTCTAGCGGGTGATTTGGCGAAGTCTACTCGTTCATTTACTGGTAACAAGTCAGCAGATGCCTATACTCGCTCATTTGTTGGTGAAGTCGCTGGCTTTGATACGTTTAAAGCGGACTATGTGCCACGTTTAACCGCTGCTGTTGCTACTGGTGTGACAATTGGTGCAGCTAACCAATTCTATGTGCCTAAAGCGACTAGCACCGCTGTAACTGGCGAAGTCGGCAACGTAGATAACCGCTATCAAACAATTACCGTTGCATCGACTGGCTCTCTTGCTGTTGGTGATGCATTCACGATTGCTGGTGTTGAATCTGTTCACCATATCAACAAAGAAGCAACTGGTCAGCTTAAAACTTTCCGTGTGATTAAGGTAGACTCTGCAACTTCTGTTGTGATTTCTCCGCCAATCATTTCAGCTCAAGGCGGTTCTGAAGCTGAGAAGCAATACAAGAACGTGTCTGCAACTCCTGCGAATGGCGCTGTGGTTACTATTCTTAACGTTAAAACAGCGTATGCGAACCCGTTCTGGCATCGTGATGCGATTGAATTGATTCCCGCTGTTGCTGCCGTTCCACGTGATGCGGGCGCTGCGGTCATGACCTATAGCACTGAATCTGGTATCGAAATTGTGTTCCAGAAACAATACGACATCAACACAATGAAAACTAAATATCGTCTTGATACTTGGTTCGGCGTTGTGATGACCAACCCTGAGATGTGTGGTATCGAGTTGTTCGGTCAAACACCATAATCTAATCCGCTTTAAAGAAACCACCTTTCGGGGTGGTTTTTTAATGCATAAGAAAAAATGATAAGTATATTAGAATTATGAATTATAATAAAAGCTGTGGACACAGTATTATAAGAATATACAAAGCGAGGTGGTAAAAATGGATGACTTAGTTTGCTGTGATTGTGGTTGTGAGTTTGAGGGATGGTTTCCTGATAATTGTACTTGCCCTAAATGTGGTAGCGATGATGCTTCGATTGATGATGGGTTGTATGAATGAAAAAAAACTACAACCACACGCGAGAAATCAAAAAGGTTTCTTTAGGTGTGACAAAAGACGCTGACATTATCGCTTACATCAAAGATAAAGAGTTCAGCACCTACGTTAAAAAATTGATTCGAGAGGATATGAAGAAATGAAAAACCTAGCATACAACGCACTAGCAGGACTGATTTACGCAGCGCCTTTGGTTTGGATTATTTTATTTGAGGTGGGGAAATGAGCGAATTAATTAGCGGGAAAGAGGCAAAACTGGCTTGGGCTAACAATAAAGAAGTCGAATACATGCCATTGAATAAATGGAATTTATTAGGTGGCTCAACCCCATTGTCAATATTTGATCGTGATGATGTTAAATTCCGCCTAAAACCACGCATGATCACCATAAATAATATTGAAGTTCCTGCTTGTGGTGTTGATTACAAGCCACACACATTTATGTTTGTTTTGAATAGCCTTGAGCCATGTGAATACTCAAAGATTATTCTTGATGAATCGGATGAAGTCCCTCCTTATTGGTGGCGCACAGAAGAAGAAATTAAACAGGTTGTTTCTGCATTACGCTCTGTTTTTAAGGGTGGTGTGTGATGACCAGATTCCTATGCCTATTCGGATTCCATACTTTCGAGTATGAAGAAAGCGTTTTGACAGGCAAGCATTACAAGGTGTGCCGACATTGCGGAGTTAATCGTAAAGCCTGAGTTAATTGTTTTTGCGTTTTTAATTATTTATGTGGGAGTGGTGATGAATGGATATTAGAGAAGAGTTTGAGAAGTTGGACGGGATTAAAAGAAAACTTATTTCTGTTAATTTTAATGAAAGTCTGAATAGGTATGAATCTAAGAATCCAACATTAATTGAGTGTTTTGAAACAGCGCTATGGCTTAACGGCGCATGGTACGCATTTCAGGAGCAGCAGAAGAAGATTGACGAAATCGTTAAACTGGTTCACGACCATACACCTGACTATTGGCTAGATAATATGATTCAGGAGCTACTAAAATGAACCTGGAACAAATGAAAAAAATCGTGGATGGTGCGCCAAGAGGTGCTACAACTGTACGTGTATCTCTATGCGGAAATTATGCGCTATATGGTCGGGGCAATCAAAGCGGTAGTAGGATTATGCTTGACGACCTCCGCAACCAACTAGCCAAACGCGAACCTATGGATTTACGCGCTGTTGATATACCGCATGGCACTATTGTTTTGGAGGAGTGATGAAAGCCAATCTTGATGACGCTACACACTGGCAACAAAAGCATAATGAATACTGGTTGCTTGATTTTGGAACGTGGCTATTGTTTTGTAATGGCCACTGGCAAAGGGCTAAGCCTGATTTAGACGAAATGGTGGAATTATGACAGAGCAGGAGTTTAAGAGAAAATCTGAAACATTCTTAATGTGGTATGCGGTGATTATTAGTTGTATTGGATTAACAGCAATGGTTTTTATTATTCTTCAATACTTAGGCGAAGTGTGCTTATGACAAACCAAGAAATCAAAGATAGAGCACCTGATGGCTCGACGCATACCGTAACTGAGTTTGAAAAAACAGACTATGTAAAACATGAATGCGGCAATTGGTATGTTTGGCAAAATGAATCATGGGTTAGATTGCACCCAATAGTTGTTAAAGAGTATCGCTCAATTTTAAAACCACTCTAGCAGTGGTTTTTTATTGCCCGTATTTATTGCGGGTTTTTGCTATTATAAGCATCTAAACTATGGCTTTTTTATTGCCTAATAAATGCTAAAATGACTAAAACACAGGAATATTGTTATGTTATCAAAGAAGCCAAAGAAAACCAGTGAGGTTGAATCAATCACGCTTAAAGACGCAGTTCAAATTAAGCGACCTAAAACCCTAAATAAGCGAAAGGTGAAGAAATGAAAGAGGCAACAATGCTCTATAAAAAAGGCACAATGCTAAAGACAAACGATGGTGAGTTTGACTACATCATTGTTGATGCCGACGAGGTTGTAGCCAATCTTAAAAAAGGATGGCATAAAACCACGATAGATGCTTTATCTGTTAAAAAATTAACTAACAAAACACAAGGTGAGAGTAATGAGCAATGAAGCTGAAATTGAAAAAGAAATCAAAGAAAAGGGCTTAAATGCACCACGTTTAACCCCTGATCGTATCGATAGTGTGATTTCTAGTGAAACATATACTAACCTACCAGACGGACGAACAGTGATCTGTCAATTGACGCTGAAAAATGGCTATACAGTTGATGGCAAGTCTGCGTGCGTTAGCAAAGAGAACTTTAATCAAGAAATTGGCAACAAGATTGCTCGCCAAAATGCCCGTGAAAAGATATGGGAGCTTGAAGGATACTTGTTGAAAGAGAAAATATTCACAGGTGGTTTATGAGTTGGACTAAGCGTGAATTTGTAGAACAGGCCTTAGAGGAACTAGGGCTTGCATCTTATGTGTTTGACTTGCAACCTGAGCAGATGAACTCAGCACGAATTAAGCTTGACGCAATGATTGCAGGGTGGGCAGGTCGTGGCCTCAAACTAAACTATCCGTTAACCAAAGATAGTGACCTTGATGAAGAAACTGGCGTGCCTGACGCTGCCAATGAAGCAATCTACAAAAACCTAGCAATTGCGCTTGCTCCGTCTTATGGAAAGGCTATCACTATTGACACACGGACAAGTGCTAAAGATGCATATGATTCTTTAGTTCGTTTGCTTGTTTCTGTTCCTCAGATGCGATTACCTACCAACATGCCAATTGGCGCAGGGAATAAAGATTGGTGCCAAACATTTGTTGCGCCAGTGCAGAACAATAACATTGACTCGCCTAGTGAGGCGTTGGAGTTTAATAATGCCAAGTAGCAAGCTTAATAGAACGGATCGTTTCGATAATGGCGATCTCATTGTCTTATGGGTTGGCGGTGATTATGATTATCGCGGGATTTCCAAAGATGACTTTGTTAAAGCACTATCTGATTCATTGCCGGTTGGAAAGCCAGTAGCTCAATATGCAGCACCAAATGCAACAGGTTTTAATGTTCAAATTGAATCCATGATTGGTGATGTGCATTTAATCTTAACTCCTGTCGCTGGGTATGCTGCAGGAACGATTACACTGCCACTTAGCCCTATTGACAAGCAAACTGTAATGGTGAATAGCACTCAAGCAGTCACAGCGCTCATTGTAACACCACAAGTAGGTAACACCGTCATTGGTCAACCAACAACACTTGCGGCTAATGGGTTCTTCACATTGAAGTTTGATGCTCTTTTAAAGCGCTGGTATCGAGTAGGATAATAAAATGCAAATACCTGTTATGAGTGGAATTTATACGGATAAGGTTTCTGATATTAGAACATCATATCCTGTAAATTTAATTCCTGTACCTAAGGAAAATGGCATTGCTAATGGGTATTTGCGCCATGCCGAGGGTGTTGAGTTATTTTCTGATACTGATGGACTAGATCGTGGCGGTATTAATTGGGACGGTGTTCAATATCGCGTAATTGGAGTGAATCTTGTCAAGGTTTCCGCAGATGGCACGATAACAACCATTGGGAGCGTTGGGGGTTCTGGTCAGTGTACTTTCGCTTATTCATTTGATTATCTGGCGGTGGCATCAAGTGGTTCATTGTATTTATACGATGGGACAACACTAAAAAGGATCACTGATGGTGATCTTGGCAATGTTGTCGATGTTATTTGGATTGATGGATATTTCATGACAACAGATGGAAACTATTTGATCGTCACGGAGTTAAATGATCCTTTCGCTGTTAACCCTTTAAAATATGGGTCTGCTGAGATTGATCCTGATCCAGTTTTAGCAATTGAGAAAGTTCATAACGAAGTTTTTGCAGTAGGTCGCTACACAATTGAAGTGTTCGATAACGTAGGCGGAGAGTTGTTTCCGTTTCAGCGTATTGAGGGGGCAATGATCCCACGTGGGACATTAGGCACATTTACCTGTTGTAAAATGGATGGTGTTCTATTTTTTGTTGGTAGTGGCAGGTCTGAGCAAGTTGCTATTTATGCTGCGGGTTCGGCATCATCCCAAAAGATTTCAACGAGAGAAATTGATCAAATATTATCAAGCTATAGCGAGTCGGTGTTGTCAGGTTGCTTGCTTGAATCACGTGTTCTTGACGGCCATCAATGGTTATATTTCCACTTGCCAGATCAAACGATTGTTTATGATTTAGCTGCATCTGTTGCATCTGGGTCGCCTGTATGGTTTATCTTAAAAACAAACGGTAAATACTGCGCTAGAAACTTTGTTTGGTGCAATGATCAGTGGACTGCAGGTCATGCATCTGAAAACAAACTGGGTGTGATGACCGACAAAGCATCTGATCATTTCGGTGTTCGTGTTGATTGGGAATTTGGCACCACGATTATGTATAACCAAGGTTTCGGTGCTCTATTCCATAGAATCGAATTGGTTGCTCTAACTGGAAATATTGATTTCAATAAAAGGCCAACCATTTCCACACAATATTCGGCTGATGGTGAAACATGGTCTACTGAAAAGTTTATCAGCGCAGGCGGATATGCTAATCGAGCTAAACGCCTAGTTTGGTTACAGCAAGGGCATATGCTTAATTGGCGCATACAGCGATTTAAAGGCAACAGTGATGCTCGTATAAGCATTATTAGATTGGAAGCTCATATAGAGCCATTGGCGGTGTAATATGAGGACATTAAAGCTACCACGTGACGTACTGGCGAAGTTTCTTCCAGATCAGCGTTCAATTATCGCATTTGAGAAGTTATTTGTTGATGTTGATGAAAATCAAAGTACAAACATCGAATTAATCAATGAAGTTTCCGTATCTGCTGATAATGCAGGAGCCAATGCACAATTAGCTCTTGCCTTGATTGATTATCTTCAAGCACTCGTTGATATTGAATCAACCAATCCTGCGAGCCTAGAAAATGAAGCCATTCAAGATGCAGTTCCAAGACTAGAGCCGATCAATTCATTCGACTACATTGATTTTGACAGCAACAACGGCAACTCCCTGCAAGTCGGAAGAATGTTTTACAACAATGCTGATGACACATTAAGTATTGCGCAAAGAAATAATGTTGTTCAGCAGATTGGCGAAGAAATATTTATCCAAGTGACCAATAACACTGGGTCTACAATTTTAAATGGCTCGTTGGTTTCATTGACTGGATCAGGCACAACAATTGCGCTATACAATGCCAATGGATCAGTCCCACCAATGTATGTTCTAGGTATTGCAACACATGACATCCCAAACGGTGCTAGAGGTCGTGTTACTCATTTTGGTCGTGTTAATGATGTAGACACTGCTGGCTTATCGGTTGGTATTGTTTATGCAAATCCCGCTGTTGTTGGCGGTCTAACATCGATAAAGCCTACAGCGGCCAATGCTGTAATCCCTGTTGGTGTTGTAACTTCTTCGGCCATCAATGGTCAGATATTTGTGCGACCAATACTTGAGCAACAAAGAAGCTTTGGCGCGTTTGCAAAGACAGATAGTGCGACATTGGCAGCGACAAACACAGCAACCGCAATAACTCTGAATGCAACAATATCGTCTAATGGCGTATCGCTATCTGGAACGCAAGTACAAGTATCTCAGTCTGGACTATATAGTTTTAGTGTTTCGTTTCAACTTTCATCAACCAATTCCAGTGTTAAGGATGTGTATCTTTGGTTTAGAAAAAACGGTACTGATTTAGCCAATACCACAATTATTCATTCTCTTGAAAGTGGTACAGCAAAATCTGTCCAATCAAGAACATTAAATGTATCAATGAATGCGGGAGATTATATCGAACTATATTGGGCATCACCTGATACTGGCGTATCACTAAGCGCAATTGCGGCAACAGCATTCAGCCCTGCTGCGCCATCTGTTATATTAAATGTCAATCAAGTACAGCAATAAGGATTAAGAAATGGCAGTTACATCAAAGGTTTTAATTCCATCAAAGGTTATGGAAGCAACGAGCCAACAGCAATACACAGCTCAAGGCGCTATAGTTTTAATTGACAAGTTTACTGTGGTCAATACATCGGCAAATAATGTTAATTTCTCAGTTAATATTGTTGCTAGTGGTGGCTCTGCATCGGATGCCAACATCATTATTAAGGATCGAACATTAGCACCAAATCAAACATACAATTGTCCTGAACTTGTCGGCCATGTTCTGCAAGATGGCGCCTCAATATTCACTCAAGCGGGTGCAGCCTCATCACTAACAATGCGTGTATCTGGTCGAGAGATTACTTAAAAACCACACTCTAATTAATGATTATCTTGTGCCACTTAGCTACTTTCTCTTTAATACTATATATAGTAAGTGGCATATAATCATAAAAAGAGAGTGGATAGATAAAGAGCATATATAAGAAATACTGATTTGTATTTTTTATTGCTTTGAGATACTGTATCTTTACTTTCTTTAGCGAGAGTCTTTAGTCAGATGCGCCAATATTTGATTGATTGGGCACACCACCAAGCCATAATTGGTGGTAATTTTGGAGAGTGAATAAGTAAAGCCATTTCAAATGCGTGTGTACAGCGTACTGTTTGGGTTTGTTCACTCTACCAAAGTTAATTTTGAGCAATGATTTTTGAAAAGAGATTGGCTTATTGCTATAGACGCTTTAAGAAATAATCAAATACCTTATTGTTAGTTGCAAATGACATACAAGGCAAAGTAGAAAATCATTGCATCAAAGTTAATTTTGATAAGTGAATTTAATAAAGTGAGCGGAAACCACTAGAAACGGTGTACAACGGTTTTAGAAGGTCTTAACATGGGTTTAGCTCAGTTGGTTAGAGCAACCGATTTAATCGGTAGGTCGTGGGTTCAAGTCCTACAACCACGATTCACTTCATCAAAGTTAATTTACGCGCCTATGGCTGATTGACTCAGGCAGAGGATTGCAAATCCTTTTAGGTGGGTTTGATTCCTACTAAGCGCTCCATGCCACATATAAAAAATACTGATTATCTTTTTAAAACAACTATTGTTATTATTGTTTTGTGCCTAGATTAGCTATCGAACATCGGGAAAGCCTACCGACTGGCACACCATATTTTAGGCTGTAACTGAGGTTGGTTATGAAAACAAAATTAGAAATGGCGCATGAATACCTATTACGCTTTAGTGGTGCAACAGTTGCAGACGCATGGGCATACGTAGACGCAATGCAAGCCGAAGTGGATAAGCGTGAAAAAGCACAGCCTGCAATAACGAAACAAGACAAGCTAAGGGTAGAACAAGCTTATGCAAATATCATTAAGCCGCCTATCGAAGAATGGCAACCCGATTGGAGTCAAGCGCCTGATAATTTAGTTAAATATTTTGCGGTTGATGAAAATGGGCGTGGCGGTTGGTTTATCAGCAAGCCGACATTGTGCATTGACCATTGGTATTGGAGCGATTTTGAAGAGTGGATTGACAATGATCATTATGATCACGCCCCATCATTCGGCTACACTGGCGATTGGCGCGAATCTCTACGAAAACGCCCTAAATGATTTATAATAGCTCTCAATATGAGGGCTTTTTTATTGCCCGCAAAATGGTAATATTGAGTTAATTATTAGAGGTGAATATGAAAAACTTTCATTTAATTTCAACCGTAGATACAAATCCTTTAATGCTAAACATTAAGCGTCATTGGGACTTATGGAAAGAAGATACATTTCTGCGAGATTATCCTCAAGGGCCATTTGGTGAGATTGAGTCAATCATGCTCCGTTTCCCTGAAAAGCGTGTCTTTGAACAAGAAGAAGAACTTGAAAAATACAAACAAGGATTGAGTGATTTTGATCAACACGAAAGCATTGATTACCCTGCATTTGATATTCTGAAAGAAGCACAAGATATTGTGTTTTGGTTGATGGCTTTAGTTAAAGGTGAGCGTCTTGGTCGTGTTATTATTAACAAGATTGCTTCTGGTGGTCGCATTTATCCGCACGAAGATAGCAAAGAGCACACAGACTACTACACTCGTTTTCATGTGGTTTTACAGTCGTCTGCGGGATGCGTGTTAAAGGCGGGCGATGAGCAATTGGAAATGCGCACTGGTGATGTGTTTTGGTTCAACAACAAACTAAACCATGAGGTAATCAACAACTCTGCAAATGATAGAATTTCAATGGTTATCGATATTAAGGTGAAAAAATGATTACACCACACATTGAAAGCTTTGCTGAAAATCTTGAATACCTCAAGCCATTACTGCCGATTCATTATGCAGAGCTTGCATTAAATCAAGATAAAGTACCATTGTCTCCGCAGTTTGATAAGTATATTGCTGCGGAAGAACGTGGGGAATTATTGTTCGTTGCAATGCGCGAAAAAGGTGAAATGGTTGGTTATTTCATCGGATTTATTTCCCCAGCACTTCACTACTCGACATGCTTAACATGCCAGATGGATATTTTTTACATCTTGCCTGATCATCGTGGCTCGGGTGCGGGGTTTGATCTATTCAAATTTACTGAGTCTGTTTTAAAGAAACGTGGTGTTCAGCGTTTATTTGTTGGCTCTAAAATGCATAAAGATGCATCATGGTTATTTGAGCGTCTTAAATATACACCAGTTGAAACATACTATTCAGCATGGTTGGGAGATTGATATGGTAGCAGCAGCAATGGTTGGTGCGGCAGTGGTTGGAGGAGTCGCATCAAACCAAGCATCCAAGAAGGCAGCAAAATCCGCAAGTCAAGCATCACAAGCACAGCAGCAAAGTGATGCTCTTGCAATAGAGGAACAGCGCAGGCAGTTCGATGAGGTTCAAAAGTTATTAAAGCCTTACTCCGATGCGGGTGCGCAGTCACTTGCAGGGCAGCAAGATTTACTTGGGCTGAATGGCGCACAAAAGCAACAAGCGGCAATTAATAATATTCAACAAGGTTCTGAGTATCAAACATATTTGCAGCAAGGTGAGAACTCAATTCTACAAAACGCATCTGCTACTGGTGGCCTTCGTGGTGGAAATACGCAAGGCGCTCTGGCTCAATATGCTCCAAACCTTTTAAACAATCTTGTGAATCAGCGCTATCAGAATCTTAGTGGAATAACATCACTAGGGCAGAATGCTGCGGCACAAACTGGTAACACTGGAATGACATCGGCGAATAATATCGGTGCTCTACTTCAAAACAGCGGATCAGCGCAAGCGGCAAACTATATTGCTCAAGGAAATGCATCTGCTGCCAATTGGAATAACCTTGCGAACAATACAAGCAATTTGGCGGGTATGTACGCAATGAGTCAGTGGGGGTAAATTCTGATGATCGATCCACAAGCATATTCAATCAATCTACCAAACTATGCTAATACTGCTATGCAGGGATTCCAGCAAGGCGCTCAAACGATGGGATACTTTCAAGACCGTGAACGAGCAGCGCAGCAAGCTGAGTTAGAGCGACAAAAAGCACAGCAAATGCAAGCAGATTTATCTGACTTGGCTAACAATCCTACTCCTGAAAATTACACCAAATACATGTCGTTGCATCCGCAATTGTCTGAAAACTTCAAACGTGGTTACGACACGATGACCGACTCAGCAAAGCGTCGATCAACAAAGACTGCCGTTGAAGTATCTACGCTATTGAGTGCGGGTGATACAGCAGGGGCGAAACAGACTCTTGAGCGAATGGCTACAGCTTATGAGAATGCAGGGGATGCAGGGCAAGCCCAATCAAATCGGGCCCTAGCAAAACTTGTTGAAACCAATCCTGAGCTTGCAAAGGCTTCGGCTTTTATGATTGCTGGCCAAGGTCTTGATGGTGAGCAATTTGCTGAGTTTACAAGTAAATTAGGCGCTGAACGTCGTGCTGAACAAATGCAGCCATACGATATTGCTGCTAAAGAGGCGCAAACAGCTAAAACTGAAACTGAAACTGAATGGCTTCCACAAATCAATCAGGCAAACATTAGCAACATTGAATCTCAAATTGAAGATCGTACAACTGGTCGTGTTCTTCAAAATAAACAGATTGAGAATCAAAACCGTCAGTTCTATGAAAATTTAGATCAAGGACAAAAACAATTCTTGATGAAGCTAGATCAAGGTGAGCGAAAGTTAGCTAATGAATTAAACCCAACCAAGCCTGAAACATCAACAGATCGAATTTCCCGCCTGTCAAAAGTAAGCGACTATGAAGCAGCGGTTAAGAATGCTAAAGGCGCTGCGAAGAATGCCAATGATTTAGCGCGTGACTATTCTGCTATTTCAGAAGCTACTGGCGGGTATTGGAACAGAGCCATGCGGAACATCCCTGGCACTGATGAGCAGGCATTCGCACAGAAGCTTGAAACGCTTAAATCACAAGTTTTCTTAACTCAGGTTGAGAAGATGAAAGGCATGGGGGCATTAACTGATATGGAAGGTCAGCGCTTAGAGAAATCTATTGCTTCGCTTGACGCAAACCTTGATCCAAAAACACTTCAAGCCAACCTTAAAACTATTTCGTCTGAATTGAATCGCGCTGCAACTAAAGCTCAAAAGATGGCAGAGCTATACGCGACTAGTGGGACTGGCTATAGCGATGCTGTTGTTCAAGCTGCCAAAAAACGTGGTGTTTCACCGTATGAAATGCAAAAAATCGCTAATGAAATGGGGTATTAATTTATGGCTAATCCACCGAGCGACTATAAAGACCCATATTGGACAAATCTATCGAAAATGATGGAAAAAAAGCACGGATTGCCAGCAGGGCTACTTGTAAATATTGTCCAAAAAGGCGAAAAAACCAACAATGATCGGGAGTCGCCCGTTGGGGCGAAAACCGTGTATCAAATCATGCCAAATACACGCTCATTATTTCTCAAGAAGTATGGTGTTGATGCATTTGAAAGTCCACAAGCTGCGGCAGAGGTTGCAGCATTACATTTAAAGGAATCTTTGCAGCGAAATAAAGGCAATGTTGGGATTGCTGTCCGCGAGTATCATGGCGGCCCAAATCGCAGTGGATGGGGTAAGGTTAATGATGCCTATGTGGGGCGCGTGCTTGGGGGCGGTGATAAAAAATCATGGAGTGACATTGAGAAGCAAGTGGGCAAATCATCAGCTCCACAAAGACGAGATAGTAAACTCGAAATTGATGCGCTCTTAAAAGCTTATGATAAAAGCAAAGCCAAGACCACAGAAGCGCAACAACCAAAAATCAATAAGCTATCTGAAAATGATTTGCTTAAAGCCTTTGATGCCAAACAAGCAGAAGCACCACAATCAAGCGGGTTGCCCGATTTCGATGCTCAAGGTGTTATTCAGCAGGACCAACCTATTGAGCAAGCACAGCCAAAGCCTGAATTATCGTTAGGTCAGAAGATTATTGGTGCGGGTGAAGCTGCATTATCTGCGGGTACTGGCGCTGTAGGCGGCATTCTTGGTACTGCGGGCGGTGCTTTATATGGTGCAGGTCGTGAAATCGCATCTGGTGAGTTTGGCAGCCAAGAAGCAGCACAGCGTATTGCACAAACGGCATCACAAGGCGCTCAAGCATTAACATACGAACCGCAAACACAAGGCGGGCAAAGAATCATGCAGGGCGTTGGTCAGATTGCTGAGGATGTAGGTCTTAATACACTACCACCTACGCTTGGCGGCGGTCTTGGAACTACAGCAGCAACATTAGGACGCGCATCAATTCCAAATGCTACAGTCGCAGCGCGTGAAGTAGCTCAAGCTGCAAAGCCCGCAATATCTCAAATTGTTGATACCACTAAAGCAGGCGGGCAGCGCGCTATTGATATGGTGACAGGTGGTGGCAATGTATCGCGTCCATCTGCAAGTATGGGTGCAGCTCAAGTTGATGATGCAACGCGCCGTGTAACAATGGCGAATGAATTGCCTGTTCCATTAGGGCAATTGCACACAGAAGGCACGGCAACACGTGACCCATACCAATTGAAGTTTGAAGCTGAAACCGCAAAGAGTGAAGTGGGTGCGCCATTAATTAACCGTGTAGAAGAACGTCATGCAGGTGTTATTCAAAACATGGATGCATTTAACGAAGCAACAGGCGCTCAATTGAATGACAAGTATCAAGTAGGCGGTGCTATTAGTTCCGCATTGCAAAAAGAGTATGCAAACGACAAAACCAAAACACGTGCAGCCTATGCAGCAGCAGACAAGTCGGACGAGTCAAAAGCTATTGTTGATTTATCCCGACCTGTTTCTAATGTTATTGAGGGCAAAGACGTAAACTTGATGGAGTATCTGAATACTACTGTTGAGGGCGCTACAGAAACCATTATCCCGACTGCTAGAAAGTTGGCTGTTCATCATGGCATTGCTGATGAAGTGGATGGCTTGTTAGTTCCAAAGCCTGCGACAATTAAACAGCTTGAGAATTTCCGCAAAGATATTACCGCAAAGACTGACAGCAAAGAAGGCGCGGACATGCGACAGGCTGCGATTCTTAAAGGTCTTGTTGATGGACACACAGAGCCATTTGAGGGAACTCTATACAAAAAAGCGCGCGCTGCTAGAGCTGAGCAAGCTAAACGTTGGGAGCGCAATAGCATCTTAGACCGAATCATGGGAACTAAGCGCAATACAGAAGATCGGAAAGTTGCCCTTGAGGATGTTGTCGATACCATTGTTAAACGTGGTTCAAAAGATGACGTTGAACTAGTGCGCAAAACATTACTATCTAGTGGGGATGATGGGAAGCAAGCATTGTCTGAGTTGCAGGGCGCTCTCTTGAGAGATATTCAAGATCAAGCGACAAAAGGCGTTGCTCCAGATGCAAACGGACAGCCCATGGTTAGCCCTGCGGCATTAAATAAAGCGATAAATGCATTAGATGAAGATGGGAAACTTGAAATTGTTTTAGGTAGACAAGTCGCTGACAAGTTAAAACTTTTAAATGATGTTTCAAAAGACTTATTAACACTTCCTGCGAGCGCTGCGGTGAATCATTCAAATACAGCAAGCGCAATTGCAGCGATGATTGATGCTACATTGATGATGGGTACTGGTGTTCCAGCTCCGATTGCGTCTGCTTTAAAAGTAGCAACAAGCCATCTGCGCAATAGAAAGCTTAAACAACGTGTTGAAAAAGCGTTAAGCTTAGACAAATCTTTAAAAGGAAAGTTTTAATGAGCACACAGATCGGGCAAGCCTACCCGCTTATTGTTGATAAAAGCGGAAATCCATTAGACAATGGTATCGTCTACATTGGGGAGTCTGGGCAAAATCCAGAGAATTACCCGATTCAGATTTATTATGATGAGGGGTTTACGATACCCGCACCACAGCCATTACGCACAATTAATGGTTATTTTTCAAGGAATGGAAGCCCTGCAAAGATTTTTATAAGCGCCACTGAGTGCTCAATAGTCGTTAAAGACAAGTTTAAAATTCTTCAGTGGTCTGATTTAAACTACACAGGTATTTTGTCTGGAACAGGGATTAAAGCATCCGATGTGCAAGACGCAAGCGGGAAAACACAACAACAAGTCAACTACAATGGCGGCTCTAAGTGGCATTCTCGTGTTGGCGGGTATCTTGAAAATGAACGTGTCGTTCTATCAAATGGCGACATTGTAAAAAGCACTATTGATGGGAATACGAATGACCCTAATGTGAATATGACGGGGTGGGTTGAGGATAAAAGTGCAAGCCAAGTAATAAATTCTGATGGAAAAACACAACAAGAAGTTAATGATTTGAATCTTTACGTCACAAAAAACGAAAGGATGTTCGGGGTTGCAGGTGTTGGAGATGAAACCTCAAAACTATCTGCGGCACTTCAAGAGCAAAATATCAAGCTTGTTAGCACTGAGATTAATACTAGCGCCCGTATCACAGCCACTTCGAAAAATATTGATGGTTCAGGCACTAAGATTAACTCAACTGGCGCAGTAATACCAATTTTAACCTCTAACAATGATGGGTTTAAATTAAGCAATATTGTGGTTGATGCTAACAGCGGAGGTCAATTAGATGCTGGCTTAATCGTTGTTAGTGCTACAAAAGACTTTCTTATCGAGGATGTGGTTCTTAGAAATGGGGGTACTGTGAATGGTGCAAACCCTAAAGGGGTGAACGCAATTGGCGTTGCTACGGATACATACCCTACAGGTGGAAAATCCACAGGAAACCTATCACGTATATTCACATACAACTTCACTAAAGCCCCTATTAATTGGACTACATACGCAGAAGAAGGAACTTTATCATTCTCACGTTTTGAGCAGAACGTTGGTAATGGTTACTGCCCTGCAATTCAGGTTAATGGTGGAAAGCGGTTTAAATCCGTATTCAACTTTGTTAAGGGAACTGAAGGCGCAGGCACAACCATTGGAACAGTTGGAACTACCCCACCACTAGCTGCGAAAGAGGTATTAAGCTTTGGTAATTCTTATTATGATGTTGGGGCGCTTGGTCTAGCAAACGCTGAGAAGTATTGTGTTCAGATTGCCCAAAATTTTGGAGCTACAGGAACTCGCGATTTTGTTATCAGTCATGAGTATTTATCTAGCGCCGAGGGATTTTTGCGAACTACCGGTGGTGTAGATAATGTCTATGCACTTGGAAATATCGCAAGAGATACAGGTGTTTGTTACTCGTTAAGTAATGCTGTCGGTCATTATTTCAGAGATCAAATTTTATTCAACTATAATAAGAATAATCTATCGACAATAGGCGCATGGATCATGAATAACTGTAGTGATATCGTGATCCAAGGGGGGAAAATATCATCTACAGGTGCGACTAGTTATTTGATGTCTAGCACTACTGGCACGAACACTGATATTAGAGTTGATGGCGTTAAGCTTCTTAATGAAAATATCGGCATTCTAGCAAATACGCATTATCAATACTTCCGCAGAACTCGTATTAAAATTTCAAGAGAGTTTACAGTTGCGAATAATACTACGAAGTTGCTCCATTTATCATCATTATTATCTGGTCGATCTGTTAAAGTTGACTTAGCTATCAGCGCTGTAAATGGCTCTAATTTTGTTGATGGTCGAGTTCAGGTGCTGGCAACAAGTACAGATGGGACGACTTGTGCAATCCTAAACAACACAGTGGTAAAAGATGCTAAGTCGGTTGGTGCTAACAGCATGGTTGTTGATACAGTAGGCGCTAACTTGCGAATCCAGTATACAAACAATCTTGGCGCGTCCGTCACATTACTATGTGAATACGATATTTATATCTACTAAAATGAACGCAATCAAACCCCTTCGGGGGTTTTTTTATTTCTCGGTAAAAGTGCTATTATCGGTAAAACTGATATGAGTGATTAAAATGCAAGAGAACACAATCCCTTGGGTAATTAAGGCTGTCCCTGCTGTAGTTGGTGCAATTCTAGCACTTGTGCTTAGTGGTGATATTGACAAAAACGGAAAGATTCAAGTGTCTATGGGGGTTATCTGCAAATTCCTATTTAGTGTATCTGTTAGCCTTTATGGTGGATCAGCATTCATTGAATACTATGACCTATCGAAATACTCATACATGACCCAAGGTTTTGTGATGTTAATCTTTGCTGTGTTTGGATTACTTGCAATAGGCATCCTGTACCAATCAATTGCATTAATGCAGGGCAAGCCATTATCAGAGGTAATCAGCGAAGTTAAAGCGGCATTTATTTCTATTATCTATAGCGGAAAGGGTGGTGATAAGTGAAATTAACGAAAGGCGGTTTTGACATTATACGCAAAGCTTTTGGGAAATTATCAGAAAGCCAAGTAAGCGCATTTAATCATATTGTTTCTACTATGGATGCGGATAAAAGCATATTGTATCCACAAGGAGCTTATATTCTTGCAACGGTTTGGCATGAAACAGCAACCACAATGCAGTCGATTGCAGAATATGGAAAAGGAAAAGGGCGAATCTACGGAACGTGGCAGCGAAATAGTAAGGGTGAGTTGTACGCCTACAAGAACGGCAATCGCAATACGGTTTATTTGCAAAGTGAGTACCCGCATTTGTATTATGGTCGGGGTGAAACGCAAAATACTTGGTTTGATAACTATGAAAAGCTAAGTAAGGCTTTCAATGTTGATTTCTTGAATAATCCTGATCTATTGTTAACACAAGAATGGTCAACTCCAGTTACTATCTATAGCATGAAAACAGGCTTATACACAGGTAAGCGACTAAGCGACTACATTGATCAATCCAAAAAAGACTACTTAAACGCACGCAGAATCATCAACGGCATGGATAAGGCAAGCTTGATTGCTGGATATGCCGAAACATTTGAAAAGGCATTACGGAGTTATTAAAAAAAAGCCCCGTGATGGGGCTTCTTGTTATTTATTTAAATGCTTATCC